AGGTGCTGGTTCTCATCCTTCAGCAAATCTTCCGCAAACCGCAGCCGCTCGACCTCGGCCTTGAGGCGGGTAAGTTCGTCAGTCATTTCTGGGCGAGTAAGTTCGCAAAACTTCTGCCAGTTATCAGAACGAAGTTTCCACAACTCGACCTCGGCCTTGAGGCGGGCGTTCTCGGCCAGGTACTGGTCGATGATGCTGTTGTACTGTTCCACGGCGCGCGCGTGATCCTGATCAGCCATGGCGGTTGTACGGCGCCGGGCCGTCCACGATGGTCGTGCTGTCGCGGGTTTCGATCAGCTGCGAGCCGTCCGGGAATGTCCGGGTGCGCTGCGCGAGCTGAGCCTGGAGCTGCGCGAGCTGCGCAGCCAGGGAGGCTACCTGAGCCTCCAGGTGGGTGATCCGGCCCAGGACATGGGCCATGTGATCGTTCAGTCGTTCGATGTCGTTCATTTATTGTACTTGTTTCGGCAGAAATTGTCGGAGCTGTCGTAGACCCAGTCACGCCAAATTGGAGGGGTGTAAGCACCGGAGCTGAGCTCGGCGCCGGCGCTGTCGCCGGCGATCGGACCATCCGGGACATCCAGCCACTTCTTGTCCCGGCCGCCCTTGGCTGCCGTGGCGACAATCTGCCCGTCCATGAGTAGGTTGTCCACCAGGCGGGTGAATTCCCCAGGGCCGGTGTGGCTGAAGATGGATGGCAGCTCGCTCCGGCGCTTGTACAGCCCGGACCTGGAGTTTTTGCCCTCCTGGGAGTAGGGGTGGCCGGCGATGGCAGCCTCCCGGATAGCCGCGAACAGCCAGGCATGGTGCTCGCCCAGGTCGATGTCGTTGTACCGATCCTGCTCGGTGACATTGACCAGGAGCCCGGACGGGCTGCGCAACAGGGTCAGCTCGGTCTTGAGCATCTCCGGGTTGTTGGCCTTGCAGATACCCAGCTTCCACAGCTGCCCGCGCGCCGGCTCGTGGCCCATGGCGGTCATGCGCCGGGTGTAATCCGGGCATTGCCACATGCCGATGACCGACCGGAAGGCCGCGGTGATCGCGCTGCTGCCGCGGATGGCGGCCAGCATGTCCTCGGCGTTGCGGATGGGTTCGTCGCCCTGCTTGCGCACATGGTGGGAGACCACCATGGCCGGCTTCTTGCCGGACCCGTTGATCACCTTGGTCAGCTCGCGGACGAATTCGTTGATGATCACGGCCTCGTTCTCGGCCCCGTGCAGGGCGCTGTTCATGGTATCGACCATGACCAGCCTGAGGTCCTTGACCTCGGCCAGGACATCCAGGAACTCAGCCCACCTGGGGCTGGGCCCGGCGGCGCCCGTCCTGGGATCCGTCTGGACCAGGTTGAAGCTGCCACCGGCGTCGATAAGGGGAATGATGATCAGTTTTTTGCCGGCTTTCATGAATTTCTTGTCGGGGTCGATAGCCCACAGGCGGTTGTGGATCTCATCATGATCGTCCTCGCTGGTGATGTAGACGACTGTGCCCCCGTTCTCGACCTTCCTTCCAAGCCAGGTGTTGGGGTTCGCCGGATCGTTGCTGGCTACCTGGAGGGCCAGGTCCAGGAACAGGAATGTCTTACCGGCGCCGCCTTCTGCGGCGAACAACTGGTGCTTGCCGTCGATGATCAGATCGCGGACCACGAAAGGCCTGGGAGGCGGGGGCGTGGAGTAATTCCTGGCTGCCACGAAGTTGTCCAGGACCAGCTTCTGGTTCTTGACCGGCGCCTTGATCTCACCCTTCTCGCCCAGGTCCTTGTTCACAAGGCCGGCGAATTCTGCCTGGAACTTGCCAGGATCCCAGGGCGGGACCATGTTGAGCTCCATCCAGGTCCTGGTCAGCTCGCGGGCCTGGTCCAGGGTGTACTCGCCTTTGCGCACCAGGCTGATGTAGAAGCCGGCGGTCCGGCTGAAGCGCGCCCACCGGGTGTCATCGTCCGTGCCCCCCTCGTGGACCTTCTGATCGAGCAGCAGGGGCTTCTTGGGCGCATCCTGGGCCGGCGGCGCCTCAGGCAGCTCCGGCGTCTCCGGGGCGGGCAGATGCCCGGCTGCGGTCTCCAGGTCGGCGATGTCGTACATGCGCATGGACACCGGGTGAAGCGTGACCGGGGTGGCCTTGCCGTTCTTGTTGTGGACCGAGCCGGCGATGCGGACGGGCTGATGCGCCCGGCCGAAGGGGTTGGATACGACCCCCATGCCGAACATCATGTCGCCGCCGCCGCCCTGGGCTACGCGGTGGCGCAGCCTGATCAGGCCAGGGATGTCCTGGCAGGGGTCGGCCAGGGTCCAATAGGCGTGGCGTTTCGGGTGCCCGTCCTCGGTCGTGCCGCCGGAAAAGACGATCGCCGTAGGCTCGCCCAGGGTGTCGCTCAGCAGCTGCAGCTTGGTCGGGATGTCGCCGCTGTCGATGTCCACGACAATGGAACCGAAGGCGAAGACATTCTTAGCCACGCCCTGGGGAGCCGACAGGATCGCCGGCACGATGAACGAGCCGATGCCGTGTTCGTTCCACCGGTCAACATGGCCTTTCACCAGGGCCGCCAGCTTCTCCGGGTCTCCGTTGATCTCGGCCAGGTCGATGAACTTGTCGTCCATGAACTTGCCCTCCTTGGGGGTGCCCTTCTCGCCGATGCCCCGGAGATTGACGAAGCCTCGGTCCGGAAGGCTGCCGAAGACGACAGCCAGGTATTTCTCGATCGTCTCGCTCACGGCAGCAGCCCGTTGTTGCGGTTCGGGATCTGAATCCCGTTGGCCTTGATGAACCTGGAGATGTTATGGGCGCCGACATCGCCCAGGGCCTTGGCGATCTGGGCGTGGGTGAACCCCTTGGCGCGCAGCTCGATGATCTTGGCTTCCCAGCCGGTCTTGTCGAACCGGTAGCCCTTGCGCTTGCGCCGGTTCTTCCACTCGAAACCCAGGATACGGGTCCAGTTGCGCAGGGAGGATGGCGACCAGCCCATCCATTCGGCCGCCTGGTTGATGTTGAGTCCCTGCTGGTTGGCCCGGTGCATCAGGGGCAGCAGGGCCTTGATCCGTTCCATCCGGGCGTAGGTCATCTCGACCCCGCGGAAATTGAAGCGCGTGCGTTTCACGACAGGAAACGGATGAAGATGGGGGTGCGCGGCCCGACATAGGCGCCGGTCACATTGAAGCTCATGTGCTCCAGGGCGTCCTCCTCGGTCATGCCGTCCCGGATGCGGAAGATCTCCACGCACTTGTCGTAATCGTAGGCAACGACCGGCTCAGCTACGCCCTCGGTGATGCCGATGATCGCAGCGTCCAGGCCATCGGCGACCAGGATCTCGTCGCCGTCGCCCAGGTTTTCTGCGAATTCGTCAATCAAGGCCCGCAGTCTCTTGCCCTCGGTTTCAAGCTCCTTGAGCTCGCGCTTGCTTACTTTTTTAGCCATTTCGGTGTGGTTGGTTGGGGGTTGGTGAAGGTGGGTTGGGCCCAGCATGTGCCCTTGAAATCGCAGAATTTGCACCGGAAGTCGGTCGTGTCCCGGCCGATCCGGTTGAGCTCGGTCGGGTTGCTTGAGCTGACCACGCGCACGGCCCGGTCGCTGGCCTCCTGGGCTGCGAGCGCGTCAAAGGGGATGATCTCGGCGTGGACCTCGCCGGTGTTCCGGTTCTGGATGGTGAACAGGCAGACCTGGAGCTCCATGTAGGCCATGTAGACCTGGGCCTGGGCGTAGTACAGGGGCTTGGCGACCTTGATGCCCTTGGTGATGGCTTCCTTGAATCCCTTCTCGTTGAGGGCCTTGTTCTCCCACAGGGCCGGCCAGGCGATGCCCACGCCGGCGGGGCCGGCGATGATCACGCCGTCAATGTGGCCCTTGAGCTTGCCCCCGCCGGCCGAGAATCCGAACTGCTTGCCGTCCTCGCCGGCGGTGAGCAGCTGGAACCCGGCGAGCCTGAGGTATTCTGCCATCCGGCTCTCGCCGTCATGGCCCATGTCGAAGATGCGCAGGGTCTCCGGCTTGAAGTCGGCGTCAGGCTTCACCTTGTGATACATGAAGCCGAGCTTCCGATCGCAGGGATCGCCCCACATGGAGGCGCCCAGGTATTGCCGGCGCTCCTGGCCGGCGCGCTTGGCGGTCATGGCCTCGCCGAGGGCGGCGACGACAGCGGATGCCACCGGGTCTGGTGTGTTGTCCTGGAACATTACTTGAGGATGATTCGCTGGATGCGGGGTTCGTTGAATTTCCAGGTGATCAAGCAGGATGCCAGGTACTTGGTCATGCCGAAGAACATGTTGCCCGCAAGGCCAAGCATTGACAGTTGCTTGTCGGTAGCCGGCTGGCTCAGCCATCGCTTGGTCTTCTGGGCCGCGTCCTTGTTGCCGTGCGCCCGGAGGAAATCGTCAGCGGACGCCAGGGACTGGAGTTTGTCGTCCGACTTGTTGAGCAATTTCACGGAGGGAGTCTCCCGGAGTCCACCTACCGCGTACCACATGCCGTCATGGTCGATCAGGCACGCCCAGGCGTCTATGCCGTTCGCCATGGTCACGGCCCCGTCGAACATGTCCTGCCACCGGTAGGGCGACAGGTCCATCAGGTGGATCTCGGTCATGACGAAGTCCTCCAGGTCGGCGCGGACCTTCTGGCTGCGCTCCTCCCCGTGGTCGTGCCCGCACACCGGGCAGATCTTGGTGCCGGCGGGGATCTCGATCCCGCAGCCGGCGCAGGGCTTCATGGCAGCCTCGCCCTTCTCCTTCTCGATGCCCACGCTGGCGTCCGTCTCGATCGATCCGTGCATCAGCAGGGAGCAGCCGAAGTCCATGACGATGCAATCGCTTTTGACCACGCCCGGGTAGCGCTCGGGGTCAACCTTGCGCAGCCCGCGCCCGATCATCTGGATCATGGTGGACTTGTAGGAACAGGGCCGGAGCAGGATCACGCAGCTGACATCCTGGCAATCCCAGCCCTCGGTCAGGACGGCTACATTGACCAGCACCTGGATCTTGCCCTTGTCGAACAGCCCCAGGACCCGGCGGCGCTCGCCGTCCGGCATGTCGCCATGGACGATGTCGCAGACGAATCCGGCGGCGATGAAGCCTTCCTTCACATGCTCCGCATGGGCTACAGTCGAGCAGAACACGACAGTCTTCCGGTCGATCGCCCGGTCCTTCCATTCGTCTATGACGCGCTGGTTGACGGCCTGTTTGTCCATGATCGAAGCGACCTCGTTCATGTCGAAATCATCCGCGGTCCGTTTCACATTCCTGAGCTGTTCGTCCAGGTCGCAGCTGATCACGAAAAACCTGGGCTTCACCAGGAACCCGGAGCTGATCAGCTCGCCCAGGGTGATCACATCGGAGACATTGCTGAAGGTTTCCAGCAGCGCCCGGCCGTCCCCGCGCTGCGGGGTGGCGGTGACGCCGAAGATCCGGATCATGGGGTTGATCTCCCTGGCCTTGGCGATGATGTTCCGGTAGCTGGCTGCGGCCACATGGTGGGCCTCGTCGATGACAAGGAGGTCCAGCTTGGGCATGCTGTCCAGGTTGTCCTTCCGGCACAGGGTCTGGACCATGCCGAAGGTCACGCCCGGCGACCAGCGCTTGCGGTCGGCGGTGTACAGGTCGGTCTCGGTGCCCGGGGCCACGCGCCTGAAGGTGGCCCGGTTCTGGGCCACGAGCTCGTCCCGGTGCTGGAGAATCAGGGATCGGCCGCCCATCCGGTGGGCTACCGCGGAAAGCATTACAGTTTTGCCGGCGCCGGTAGGCGCAACGCCCAGGGCGTTGCCCTTGGATTCAAGGGCCGCGATGCACCGGTTGACGAAGTCAACCTGGCGTGGTCGGAGTTGCATGTCGGTATGCAGGATGGGGGGCGTCGGGATAGGCTCGCCAACCGGGAAGCTTCACCGATCAAGGCATGGTAGCCGGGATGGAACCGACTCCTCCTTACTTTCCTGCCACGCCCCTTGTCCTTAAAGAGATCCGGCCGGGTTGCCCCGGCCGGTTTGGATCAGTACGGATTGTTGCCCGTGTTGTCCAGGCCAAGGTCGCCGTTGGGGCGCTTGGTGATCCACTTGGGACCATTGTTGATCGAGGGCTGGGCCGGCGGCTGCGGAGCGACCGGGCGAACCTGGGGCTGAACCGGAGCCTGGGTGGGGGCGCCGAAGGACGGCTGCCCGAACGCCGACTTGCGGGCGGCCGATCCGTCTCCGGTCAGCTGCGCCCAGAGCTTGCTCGTGCCCGAGGTCGGAGCCGGCGACAGGAATTCGGCGACCTCGTTCTTGTCCTCGTAGCCTTCCGTCCCCTTCTTGACCTTGACCTTGATGGCGACAGTCAGGCCTTCCAGCCCGGCGATCACCTGGTTGAAGGTCGCGCCGTTGTAGCGGTCGTAGGACCTGGCGTCCAGGGGGTTGAACACGCCGGCAGCCTCAAACATGCGGGTCATGGCGGCGAGGCCCATCAGGGCGCCGTCATTCTTGCCTTCCTTGCGCAGGGCGTGGTTGTGGTTCCGTTCGTCCTGCGGGTTGCAGACGATGGTCCAGACCTTCCGGCCGGCGTAGGGGCCGTCGGAGATCGTGAGCTCCAGGTTGGCGTAGCTGCCGCCGGTCTTCTTGCTTTCGCGGATGCCGGTGGGCTGGACCACGGCGAACGCGAGCGTGCCGTGGGGGATGAGGGCGCCGGTGTTGGAGGAACCGGGGGCGCCGGATTGGGGGGTGAACATGATGTTTCTTTGGGTTTGGGTTTGGGTTTGGTTTAGGATGCCTTGTGGGGCAGAGTGGTGACGATGGTGCTGTCGATGCGCTGGCCTTCCCGGATCTTGCGGATCAGGGAGCCCAGGTCCGGGGGCTCGACCATGTCCAGGCGGCCGGACCGATCCTTGGCAGGGTAGCCCCAGGGGTTCATCTGGACGCAGACCAGCCCGCGGTAGGGGACGCCTTCCGGGGTCGTGAAAGCCTGGAGCGTGACCACCTGGTCGAAGATGCCCGGCAGCTCACGGCCCGTCTTGGAGCCCTCAATCTGAGGGGTCCAGCTGACGCGGTTGAGGTCGTCCTTCTCGGAGTCGAGGATGCCGACCACGATGATCGACTTGTTGCTGTGCTGGAGGTGGGTCAGCCAGCGGATCATCTCCCGGCCGAGCAGCCCGTAGGCGCCCCGGTTGTCGGGCTTGCCGGTCTTCTCGGACATGGCCTCGGGCTGGATCTGGGACCACTTCAGCGCCTCGCGCGAGGCGACTGTGATGGAGTCCACGAAGATGGTCGTGTACTTGGACAGGTCCAAGCCGGCGAAGACCTGGCTGACCTGGGCGTACATGGCAGCGGAGTAGGGGCCATCGCGGTCAGCCGGGTCCGGGCCGCCGATGTACAGGGCGAGCGCGCGGGCGATCTCCCACGGGTGGGCGCCCATCTCGATCGCCGCGGATCGGACATCCAGCACATCGCCGGACCAGTCCTGGATGGCGAGAGTGCCGGCTTCCAAGTCCACGAACAGGGTCGTGGCCGGGTCGAGGGTGCGGGCGAGGGTGGTCTTGCCGACTCCGGAGGGTCCGAAGATGGCGATGTTGATCTTGGGGACGGCCTTGAGTCGGTCGTCCGCTTTGATGATGCGGATCATGATGTCGGTTTGGTTGGGGGGAAACTTACGCGAGGCTGATCTTGGGCTCGGTGTGCTCGACAGTCCGGGCCTCGTTGAGGGAGGCGATCAGGGCGTCGTCGGTGAGGGCCTTGTAGGTGGTCTCCTTGACGCTGAACTTGATGCTGAAGATCTTCTCGACCTTGTCCCAGGGCATCTCGGCGGCGACCGCCTGGAGGCGCTTGGAGTCCCAGGTGATCTTGGGCTTGAGCTCGTAGTTGAGCTTCACGCCATCGACCTCGGCGGTGATGGAGCCTTGGGTCTTGCCGGCGTCAGCCAGGGCGGCGGCCAGGGTGTCCTTGGTCCGGTTGAACAGGGCCGTGCTGATGACCATGCGGGTTGCTTCCAGCGTGGCGATAGCCTGGTCGATCTTTCGGATGTTGTCAGCGAGCTCCTGGACGGAGGCGCTGTTGATGTTGTTGTCAGTCATGTCGGTTGGGTTGGTTGATGGAATTGGGTCCGGGCAGGATGGTCCTCACATACTCAGAGATCACGAGGGGCTTGCCCTCGCGCTTGGCGAGCTCCATCAGGATCAGAAGCCGGGACGACGGGATCGAGCTGCGCTCGGTCCATTTCTCGATCGTCTTGACGCTGATGCTGTGGCGCATGGTGGTGTTGAGACGGCGCCACAGCTCGGTGCGGCCGCCGAACCGGTGGATGATGGCTTTCACATCAAGCTGATACATCGGTGAACGAACCCTGCCCGGCCCAGGTGATCGCGCAACCACAATTTGTAGGAGTGTCAGCGATTCCTGAATACCCGGTAAATGATAGCACCAAGCACGGCTGCGGACCCGAACGCCATGGCGATCGCGATGTCCCTGGTGGCTCTCATCGCCAGGGTCGCCTGGCTCAGCTGCCGTTCCGTGTTCTTGTCATCAAACACCAATCCCGAATCGGTGATCAGCCCGGCCATCGCGTGGGACGACTGGAAGCTGTCGAGCGTGTACTGCAGCAGCCAGGCGGTGGCGCCGGCGCAAAGCACCGACACCACGGCCGATACGCCGACCGCGTAGATGTCGTTAGCGTTTCCGCTTTCCGACTTTGGCTTGGGCTTTTGCTTCATCGAGCTTGGCGTTGAGCTTGGTCCGGACCATCGCGAGGGTCCAGTCGGCGACCTCCGGGGCCGCGTAAGACAACGCGCCCACGGCTGCGAATTGAAGATGGATCGAGCTGATGTATTCCTTGACGACCATCGAGCTGAAGAAACCGACCACGCACGCCACGAAGATCCGGCGCGCCACATAGCCCACCGACTGTTTTTCGGTAGACATGACCAGGCGTGCCGTCATGGCACCGGCGCCCAGGGCCGCGGCCGTGGCCCCGTCCCGGATCACTTGTTGGACCTCGTCAGGATTGTTCGGTGGAGGGGGGCTCATTGACTGTGTCTCGTGCTTTGTCGAAGGCCACCCAGGCCAGGAGCCCGGCGGCCACAGCCATCGTGGATCCGGCGATCCAGGCGAACCAGGGGCTGTCGATGATGTAGGGGACGGCGCCGGCGAAGGCCCCGGCCAGGAGCAACGGGGCTCCCTTCTTGATGCTGGCGAAGGCCATAGCCAGGCCGCCGGCCACGACCAGGACGGCGCCGGTCAGGGTCCAGATCTTCCGATCGCTTTCTTTTTCAACCCTGACCAGGTCGGCTTTCAGCTGCTTGTTCTCGTCCTTCAGGTTTTTGATCTCGGCTGCGCTTGCTGCGGCCCGCTTCTCGCCCTCGTTCCAGTCGGCCGTCAGCTTGGTCAGGACCTTGCGCGCGTATTCCATCTGCGCCTGGTAGGCCTTGTCATCGCCGGCCGCTGCGCGCGCCAGGGCGAAGGCCTTGTCGCCCTCGGACGGGGTCGGCAAATAAGCCTGGGCGAGCTTGGCCTCGGACTTGACCACGGCCGGCTTATCGGCGTGGGCCTCGATCGCAACCAGGGCACCGGCAACCCGGCCGTCAATCTTGTCCTGGGACTTGCCGATCTTGTCCAGGGCATCGCTGCCAGGTGACGGCTGCGGATCCGGGGCCGGCTGCGTGGCGCAGCTGCCCAGGAGCAAGGTGGCTGCCAGGAGGGCTTTCACTTCTTGAATTCTTCAGCGATGGTCTTGGCCTTGGCCTCCAGGCGGCGGGCGCGATCGACATTGTTTCGATACAGCAGCACGCCCCCCACGGCACCGGCGATGAACGAAAAAGCGGAAGACAGGAGCAGGATGATCATGGTGATTATTATTTACCCGGCTCGCGCCGGGGTTGGCGATAATTGTATGGGTTCTTGGGAGCCCTCTTTTTGTCGGGGGGCTCCGGCTGCGTGGCCTCGATCGCAGCGTTGGACAGGGTCGTGTCGTTAGCCAGCATCGAGGCGGCTGTGCCCAGGATGGGATTGATGGCTGCCGCCCCGGCAACGACGGCTCCCTTGACCGGCGGGATGACGGCCTTGACCGCAGCCTTGTTAGCCGAGGCCATGGCCTTGTCGTATTTCTCATCCGGGCCGATCGCCGCGGTGGCATAGCCCTTGGCCGCGCGGGCGGCGTTGATCGCGTGCTGCCCAACGATGCCGCCGGGCGGCTGGTCGCGCATGACGAACTTCATGGCCTGTTCGACCTTGGGTCCGAAGACGCCGGCGTAGGAGGCTGCGTCAGCGAACTGAGCCCACCAGGGATCGTTGTCGCGCTTCATCGTGGCCTCGGTCGGGTACAGCTCGCGGCGCAGCTTGAACATCGCGGCGAACGCTGCGATCGCGAACGGCAGCATCATGGCCGGGGCGATCAGGCGCATGCGGTCTGCCATGGTGTAATCCCCGGACATGGCGCTGCGCTTCAGGTTGTCGTAGATCCGGCTATTGGCCTCGGCTGCGTAGCTGTAGCTGAAGCTCTGGAGCTGCAGGAACATCTTGCCCATGAGGTTGTCCTGGAACACGGGCCGGTGGGCTCGGTTCGCGCGGACCGCGCTCTGGTTCGTGAACCGGACCTGGGCTTCCTCGTAGAGCTTGGACATCGGGCTGCCGTCCGTCATCATGGTCATGCGCTGCTGGGGGTTGGCGGCCTTCAGGGAATCCATCCAGGCGATGAAGGCCTGGTGCTCGGACTCCGGCACGCCGAGCTCGATCAGGTCCTGGCGCGCGGACCGGCTGGCGTCCATGCCGAAGGTGTTCATCCAATGCGATCCGGAGATCATCTTGCACAGGTCGCCGATGTAGCTGTGGCCCAGGGCGTGGGAGGCCTGTTGCTTGGCGGTCTCCGTGCAGTCCATCAGGTTGGCCTTGTAGACCCGGTTGGTCAGCCAGCGCATGCGTGGGTTCTGGTTGTCCATGCCCAGCTCCATGCTGTGGGTCGTCATCCAGGCGTCTTCCAGGCTGTTGTGGATCGTGCCGATGTGCTCGCCGTACTGCTGCCAGAAACTGTCCTGGGCGAGCATCCTGGCGATGGGCACATCCTTGATGAATTCGTTGATCGACCGGCTCCAGGTCTCGCCGTACGCCCGGAGCGCGTAGATCGGGCTGCCGGTGCGGACGCCCATGGCAATCGGCTCAAACAGATTGCTCATGAAGCTCTTGCCCAGGGAGGTGGCGGCGGTGTACAGGGCCACGAAATCCATGAATCCCTGGCCGGCTTTGCCCAGGCCAGGGGTGCCCATGCCGGCGGCCTGGGTCACGAGCTGGTACATTTCCTCGATGATCTCCTGAGGGACACCCTCGGTTTCCATGCCTTTGGCGTACTTTTCCCAGCCCATGCCGTCCGCGCCGAACCGGCGGGCCAGCTCCGCGCTCTTGACCGCGCCGCCGATGTAGCGGGTGATCACCAGGAACGGGTCGTTGGACTGCCACTTGCGCATGATGTTCTGCGCCTGGCGTCCGAAAGCACGCTCCTTGCTGGAGTTTTCCCGGCCGCCGGGGGCGGTCCGGTTGAACAGGCTGCCGAATTCCTGGGCGCCCATGCCACGGACATGGGTGTTGTACAGGGCCAGGGCGGCCGCGGCGGCGGCTGAATCCAGCTCAGGGCCGGACAGCGTGCTGGACATCTCGATCCGGTAGGCGCGCTCGGCATCGGCCAGGAACCCGGCCCGGTTCTTGGTGATCAGGTCGGAATTGTAGACGACCGGGAAGTAATCCTGGATCTCGCCCAGCTCCTCGCCGGCGGCAAGCCGGTAGGCGTGCATCTCGGCCAGGAGCTTCTTGAGGTTGTCGGCGACCTGGCCTTCCAGCCCGGTGCCCATGTTGCGCCGGCCGGTGATCATGTCCGTCAGGCTTTCGTAGAAGGCCTCGCGGCCGGCGGTGTCCATCCCGGCCAGCTGATCGCGCAGCGGAGCCATGATGTCGCGGAACCGGTTGGTGAATCTGCCGCGGGCCGTGGCGATGGACGCCGGGATCGAGCGCGGAGCCGAGCTGCCCTGGCTGCCGGGGCGGTTGTGGATCAGGTCCGCGACAGCCTGGATGGAAGCCCCCTGGAACCGGCGGGCGTTCTGGTGGGCCTTGACGCTGATACCGCTGAAATAGCGCAAGGTGACGATGTCCCAGGCGCGCTGCCAGGCAGACACCTCGGGGTTGACAGGGGCCGCGCCAGGAGAAACCGGAGCCGGCGGGGCGGGCGGCAGGGGCGGGGGCGATGTCGGGGCAGGGTTCTGCGTATCGCCGCCGACCTCATCTCCTACGCTGGGCTCGCTGCCAGGGTCGGGCTGGGGCGAGACGCTGTATCTCCGATTCCGGTTGATAGGAGTGACACCCCCGTTGATCATGCCCTTGCCGATCTTGTTGGGATTGTTGCCAAACCTGGACGCAATCTCGATGAACTGATCAGGAGTCGTATCATTGAGCCGGCTTGCCGTGTAC